CCTTGCCTGAGGGGTGCGGCGGCCTGTTAAAAGGTGACGCCGAATGCTGGCACCACGCCAAGAATAAAGCCCTTTCCCTATAACGTGACAGGTCACGCTTATTAAAAAAGCGAGGCTTTGCAGGTGGTTGGTTTTACACGTTATGTATAAATTACACGAAAGGTGTTGTAAAAAGTGGCGGTTTCGTTTACCTTTTTGTCTAACGTGGTGAAGATGCGCCACGGGACAGGCGAACTATCTCTATTAACCCGGCTTAACCGCCGGGTTTTTTTATGCGTGGGATTTATGGAACAGACAGAAAGCAAACAAGTGCATGTAGCTGTTAGCGATCGCCTTTTCTTTGGGGTTGCCGTGACGGTCATTGCTTCTTTGTTGCTTTGGGTCGGGACGACGCTTAATTCCAATCAGATCGAGCTAGGCAAGTTACAGGTAGAGGTGGCCCAACTTCGAGAAGAGTCTCGCCGGGCGATAACAGAAAACCGCGACCTACTTCGTCGAGTTGGTGAAATCGAAAAAGACGTGGCCGGGTTAAAGCAGCAGGGGCGCAACTAATGGACGCTAAACAGTTAAAAGTCTTGGTCATTGGACCAACGTTAAAAACAATCGGCTTATATAGCGAAGCCGCCGACCAACTTATCCTTGGGACTATCTTTCAGGAATCCCGGGCGAAGTACCTTAAGCAATTGGGGAGTGGTCCGGCGCTTGGCGTGATCCAGATGGAGCCGAACACCTATAACGACATTTGGGATAACTATCTGAAGTACAAGCCCGAGTTGGCCGCCAAGATCACACACTTGGCCAGCGTCGGCAGTCTTGGCCCGGATGGTCGCCCGGACGTTAACGAACTGGTGACTAACCTCGCGTTTGCGGTCGGCATGTGCCGGGTGCATTACCTACGGGTTAAAGAGAAGTTGCCAGCAGCGGACGACGTGGAAGCGTTGGGTCGTTACTGGAAACAGTATTACAACACAGTGTTAGGGGCGGGAACGGTGGACGAGTTCGTCGCGCATTTCCCGAAGTTAACTTAGTGCAGGCAGCAGCAACTTAGGCGACCTTCGGGTCGCCGTTTTTTTTGGAGAATAGCGACATGATGGTAAAGCGAAAGACCTTTTATTCGTTCTTGGGTGTGTGGTTGGCGTTAATGCTGGCCATGTTGGCGGTGTTTGGTGGTCCGGTTATGGCCGCCGAGACAGCACAACCCGGGGGCGGTGGTTTGCTTGATGTGTTTGTAGTCTTGTTCGGTGCGGATAAGGCGGCGCTCATTATGCAAATTGTGGTCGGGGTGGGGTTCATTTGGTCGGTGATTATCCGTCCTTGGATCTCGGCGGATAAGTTGGCGAAGTTACCGGGCTGGTTAGTGGCCTTGCTGGAAGTGTTCGCCGGGAACTACAGGAAGGCAAGCAATGAAGCTATTAACAGTCCTTCAACTTTTAGGAAGCGCGTTTAATCGCTTACTGGATCGTTGGGATGAATACGACAAAGAGCGAAAGCGCCTTCGACGTGAAGAGCGTCGGGCGTCGGTTCAAGAAGACCCACAAAAAGCTTTTGCTGATCTGTTTGGTGAGTCTGACAGCATGTCAGAGCGTACCCAGTCAGAGCAGCAAGGCGGCGGTGTGCGACCCCACGCCGCCCCGTCTTCAATGGACCAAGGACAGTAACGGCGGTATCTATTTACCGCCCGAATCGGCAGCCGAATTAGTGAATTTTATCTATGACCTTAAAGAGTGTGCGAACCAGTAACCCAAGCGTGGCGCGGCGTGACGGGTCCTTCTGGCCGAAAAAAAACTCTTTACGGTCGTCAGGCCCGCCGTATTTACGTATTTTTCAGTTTTTGAATTTCCGCGCCTTTCTTCCACCTTTATTCGATCCTTTTTTGCGCGTCGGAGATCTTAAGCCCTTGAAAAGTCTAGATCTCGACTAAGCCAAAAAAGGCGGCAAGGTGGACATTCATAGATCTTTTGGGATCTTTCCTTGCGGTTTTAGGTGGACATGGCCCTTATTCTCAACAAAAAGGAGTACGCCGAGGCGAGGGGCGTTTCAGAACGCACCGTCACCCGTTGGCTGTCTGATGGTTTACCCCATAGCGGCAGCGGCAAAAAAGGCGACCCGATTCAGATCGAGCTAAACGGGGCGATCAAGTGGGAAGTAGATCGGGAAGTGTCCAAGCAATTAGGCGGACGCCGTTCGAACAGTGACGACGAGGAAACCACGTTCGAACAGGAAGAGCTTAAGAAACTGAGAGCGGAACGAAAGATTAAAGAGAGCGAAGCCGAGCTTAAAGCGTTAGAGCTTGGCCAGAAAAATGGCGAGTTAGTCGATTTAGGGGACGTGGAAGTCGTTATCGCGGAAGCCATGACCCAGCTATCCATGATTTTAAAACCTGTTGGCCGCCGGGTGATCCCGGAAGTCAAAACCGCCATGAACGAAGCCGCCGGGCTGGCCATTTGGGACGACGAAGTCACTCGGGCCTTTACGGTAGCGGCTGAACTGTTGGAGAGCATGGCGATCGATGGATGTTCGAATCTCAAGACTATTGAAGACAGCGGCGAAGATAATTAAACCGCCGCCACGCCGCGCCGCTTGGGCGTGGGCGAATGCTAACCGGGTGTTACCACCGGGCAGCCCGGAGCCGGGACGCTGGAACAGCAACCGCGCCCCGTGGGTGAAAGGCATTACCGAAGCGATACGCGATCCGCAATATTCCGATGTGTCCGCCGTCATGGGGGCGCAAATGTCCAAAACCGACGGCGTGTTATTGAATGCGATTGGCTGGCGTATGGACGACGACCCCGGTCCGGTGCTGTATATCGGCCCGACTCGGAAGAACATCGAATCCATATCAAAGGATCGTTTCACCAAGTTAATCAAGTCCGTGGCCAGTCTTTACGATGCGTTGGCCAAGGGCAAGCGGGAAACCATACACGAAAAATTTATCAATGGTCAGCGGATTGGTTTCGGTTGGGCGGGTTCCGCCACCGAACTGGCGTCACACCCAGCCCGGGACGTGTTAATCGACGAACGGGACCGCATGGGGAACGACGTCGGCGGCGAAGGGGACCCGAAAACCCTTGCCGATGCGCGAACCAGTAACTTTATTGACGGGAATGTGACAACGGTCAGCACACCGACCACAGGAACGGTAGACGTGGAGAGCGACGGCAAACTAGAACGTTGGACAGTATCGAGCGAAGTCCATTCGCCGATCTGGAAGCTATGGCAGGAAGGCACCCGCCACGAATGGGCGTGGCCTTGCCCGGATTGCCATGAATACCATATCCCTAAGTTTAAGTTTTTATCGATCCCGGAAGGGGCGACCCCACAAAAGGCGCTGAAAGACGCTCGTTTAGTCTGTCCACAGTGTGGCGTGGCTATCGAGGAAAGCGCCAAAAAGTGGATGAATGATCATGGTGTCTTTGTGGCCCCGGGTCAGTCATTGAACAGCTTTACCGAAGACGGCGTCCTGATCGAGCAGGACGGCCAAGAACACCTTGTCGAGTTCGGTCACTACCTGTCACCGTCGGACGGCAACCCGTCGGCGTCGTTTTGGGTGTCCGGCTTATGTAGTCCGTGGCGGTCCTTTGGCCAGCGGGCTAAGGCTTACGTAGCCGCGATCCGAAGCGGAGAGCCGGGTCGAATCCAAGCCGCCGTTAATACGGGCTTTGGTGAACTCTATTCCGTCGCTGGGGACGCGCCGGACTGGTCCGTCGTGGCGGACTTACGTCGGCCTTATGCTTTCGGTGAAGTACCGCGCGGTGTTCAGCGGATCATTATTGGCGTGGACGTACAGGGCGATCGCTTGCCCTATGTGGTGCGTGGTTATGGTTATAACTACACGTCATGGTTGATTGAACACGGCGAACTTTGGGGAGACACCACACAGGAACCTGTCTGGAATGAACTCGCCGATCTGCTTAATCAGCGGTTTAACGGAATGCCCGTTCACCGGATGCTGGTTGACTCGGGCTATAAACCGGGGGGCAAGTCGAACCCGGTTCACATGGTCTATAAGTTTTGTCGCCGCTTTTATGGTTGGGCTATTCCAACCAAGGGCCGACAGACGCAGGACAAGCCCTATAAGTTCGCGGATGTGGATCAGAAAGGCCACGAAAAGCAGCCGCTTAAGCTGATGTTGATTCATACAGACCACTTTAAAAGCTGGGTCCATAACCGGATTGAATGGCCTGTCGATCACAGTGGGGCGTGGTTCATTTCGCAAGACAGCAGCGACGACTATTGTCAGCAAGTGACCGCCGAGGCCCGCATGGTGACACAAGCGGGTAAGGTGGTTTGGATGAAGATTCGCACCGATAACCACTATTTTGACTGTGAAGTCTTGGCCACCGCAGGGGCGCACTTAGAACAGGTTCACCGCTTGCCGAAATTGGGCGACGAAGAGGAAGAAAGCGCGGCCCCGGTTGCGCCGCCAGTACCGCCGACGCCGTCAGAGCGTCAGGCAAAACCGAAACCAGACAAAGCCCCCGAGCCGGAGCAGTTTGCCCCCGTGGTTCAGTCACGAAGGCAGCGAAAGCGCCGTCGCGGGGTGGTGAGTGAATGCAAGTTATGAAGCGAAGCGACATTCAGGCGGAATTAACCGCCATAAACAACGCCATAAACACCATTTTAGCCACCGGGCAAAGCGTCACGATTACTACGCCCGGCGGTACCCGTCAGGTGTCTATGGCCAGTATTTCCACGCTTTATAAGCGCAAAGAGAAATTGGAACGCATGTTAAGAGGCGGTCCGAGATTTAGGCGAGGTATTCCAGTATGACAATGAACGCGATCGATCGGGTGGTGAACTTTTTTAACCCGGTTGCAGGACGGGAACGGTTAGCCGCCCGGCTACAGACGTCCGCCGCGTCGTCGTTTGCTGGGGCGTCCAAGAAACGCCCGGCGCTTAAGTCGTGGTTTACGTCCAAGAAGGACGCCGACGGCGACTTAAACCCGGAGTTAGCCACGTTGCGATCTCGTTCTCGGGATTTAGAACGTAACAACCCGATCGCCCACGGCGCCATTGAAACCAAAACCCGCTACGTGATCGGGACCGGGCTTCGTCCCGAACCGTCTATCGACGCGGAGTTCTTGGGGTTGTCAATGGAGCAAGCCGAACAGCTACAGGCGCAAATCTTGCGCGAGTTTAACCTCGTGGCGGAGAGCATCGAAGCGGACGCAGCAAGGCGTAAAACGTTTTATCAGAAGCAAGGCGAGATCTTCCATTCGAGCCGGGTTAATGGTGACGCCTTCCTGTTGTTGCCGTTCTTCCAGCGGGGCGACTTTCCTTACTCGACCAAGTTTCAGAGCATCGAGGCGGATCGGGTGTGCAACCCGGGCAACAAACCCGACAGCGACCACTTATCCGCCGGGTTCGAAACAGACAAGTACGGCGGGCTTAAGGCTATCCATGTGCTGAAAACTCACCCGAGCAAGCGCAAGCTGAAGCGGGCGGCGGATAACTGGCAGCGGGTGACAGTGTTCGGCGGCAATGGCCGCCGTAATGTCCTGATCCATGCCAACCATGACCGCCGAGCGAGTCAAACGCGCGGTATACCGGATTTAGCCCCGGTGATCGAGGTGTTAAAACAAGCCGGGCGTTATATCGACGCCGAGCTTATGGCCTCGGTGATCAGCAGTAAATTTACCGTGTTTATTAAGAGCGACGGCGGCGGGGGTGGGGTTGACCCATACGCCCCGGGCGCGACGAACTTTGGTACCCCGACGGAAGAGGTCGGGGATTATGACGACACCCCGCGCGATCTGCGCCTTGGTGACGGTCTGGTCATGGAGTTGGACGAGGGCGAGAGCATCGAAACCGCCAACCCGGGCCGACCTAACGCCCAGTTTGACCCGTTTGTCATGGCCATGTGGAAGATGATAGGCGGCGCCCTTGGTGTGCCGTTTGAAATATTGGTGAAGCATTTCACCGCCAGCTACAGCGCCAGCCGCGCGGCCTTGTTGCAATTTACCCATTACGTCCTAACGGACCGGGCCGACTTTGTAATCGACATCGCCCAGCCCTTCTATGACGCAGTGATCGCCGAGGCGGTCGCCCGTGGGCGTTTGCACATGCCAGGATTTTTTAAAGATCCACTCATTCGCAAGGCTTACACCCGCTGTATGTGGCATGGTCCGGCAATGGGCGAGATAGACGAACTCAAAGCGGCCAACGCCGCCGAGAAGCGTCTCAACATTGGCATAACAACCCACGAACGCGAGTCCCGTAAGTTAACGGGCGAACGTTGGGATCAGGTCAATGAACAGCGAAAAATTGAAGAGGGGAAAAGGTGGAAACCTTCGGAACCTGTCACCAATAGCGAACCCGGCGAATAAGCCGGGTTTTTTATGCAAGGGGAAACCATGCCCAACATTCGAATAATGAATTTTATCGCCGGGCAATCGTGGGCCATGTTGCCCGAGTCCTTCACCAATCTGGTGGACATTGCACAGCGTGAATTTGAAAAGGGAACCTTAAGCGCCGCGATCGAAGAAGCGGTCGCCGGGCGAGAAGGTCGCCCGCTAAATAACACCCGCACTGTGGAGAACCGCGACGGCGTCGCCGTGATCCCGGTTAATGGGGTCATTTCCCGTTATGCGACCTTCTTTCACGACATTTGCGGCGGCACGTCTACCGAAGTCTTGGCGAAGGACTTCACCACCGCACTGGATAACCCGGGCGTTAAGGCGATCCTCTTCGACGTAGATTCACCCGGCGGGGCGTCCAAAGGCTTACACGAACTGGGCGAAATGATTTACCAAGCCCGTGGCAAAAAGCCGATCAAGGCATACGTAGGCGGGGAAGGGTGTTCGGCGGCGTACTGGATAGCGTCGGCGTGTGACGAAGTCATTATCGACGCCACCGCGACCTTGGGGTCGGTCGGTACCGTTGGAACGATCACCCTTCGTAAAAGCCGCGACGACGTCGAGGTCTTGGAATTTGTGTCGTCACAGTCGCCGAATAAGCGCCTTGATGTGAAATCCGAAGAAGGTAAGGCGGCGATTCAAACCCGGCTTGATGAATTGACCGACGTCTTTTTAGAGCGTGTCGCCCGCAACCGGGGCATGACCACCGACGCGGTGATCAACGACTTTAAGCAAGGCGGCACCCTGATCGGCCAGAACGCGGTTAACGCGGGGATGGCGGACCGTCTCGGCAGCCTCGAAGGCGTGGTCGCGGAGTTGTCCGGCGGTCGTGTCACAAGTCAGCGCCACAGCGCCGAACAATCAACCCAAACAACTGAAGCGGCGGCGCGTTCCGTCCAAATTGAAAACCAAGGAGCAGATGACATGCCACTAACGATTAAAGAGGGGGCGACCGCGTCCGCTGTCGCTGAAGCCCTGAAGGCACAACACCCGGAAGCGTTCGAAGCGATCAGCAAAGGCGGCTATGACGAGGGTCACGCCGCTGGGAAGCTGGAAGGCATTACCGAAGGGAAGACAAGCGAAACCGAACGCGTGAAAAGCGTGTTTGAACAGTCGATGCCGGGTCACGAAGACCTGATCAAGACGTTAGCCCTTGATGGTTCGACGACGGGCGAACAGGCCGCCGTCAAGGTGCTGGCCGCAGAGCGTCAAGCGTCCGCTGATTTCCTCAGTGCATCGAGTAAGGACGCGCCCAACGACGTGACCGACGTTGCCGAAGGTCAGGAAAAAACCAAGATGACCGCGAAAGAAATCGCCAAGGCTGCCACAGATGTGGTGGAAGAAGAGGCCAGCAAAGGCCGCACGATCAGTTATTCGCAAGCCATTAAGCAAGTGACAGGAGAAGGTTAATTATGAAGCCCGGATTTACAAAAGGTTATACCGCTGAAGGTGACGTCAAGCCGTACCGCTTGGTGTCGTATGGCACCAATGACGGCCAAGCCAAGCAAGCCGTAGACACGACGCGCTTAATGGGCGCCAGTGGCATTTTAGGCGGCAAGGACGGCGCCAAGTTTGACGTGATTCGCACCGGGATCACCCCGGTCGAGTTTGGCGGGGATGTGGCCGCCGGGGACAAACTGACCGCCGACGCCGAAGGCCGCGCCGTTGTGGCTCAAGCGGGCGAAGAGTATATCGCCGTGGCGGAAGAGTCCGGCGACGCTGGCACCTTTGGCAATTGCTGGCTAGAAGCTGGCGCCGTTCCCGCTGCCGCCGCTGGCGCGTAAGCCAGAAAGCACGAATTAACGATTTAACGAATTAGACATAAGGAAACAAACGAATGTCACGTCCTTTTATTGTCGAGCCGCACCGCTTGGCCCTTACGATTGCTTATCGTAACCGCAAACTGATCGCCGATAGCGTACTCCCACGAATCCCGGTCGGTAATGAACGCTTTTCATGGAATAAGTTCGAAACGGCCCAAGTGACGACGGTTCCCGACACAGAAGTCAGCCGCAAAGGTTTAACCAATGAAGTGGAATTCCAATCAACAGAGCAGACCGACAAAACGGTCGATCACGGTCTGGAAACAGCCGTCCCGCAAGGCGACATTGACAACGCGCCCGAAAATTACGACCCGATGGATAATGCGGTCGAGTCAACCACGGACCTGATCCTGTTGGCCCGTGAAATCCGCACCGCGACCACCGTGTTTGACCCGACGAACTACAGCCACAAAGACACCGTGGCCAACGGGAATAAGTTCGACAACCCGGACGCGGATCTGTTGGGTTACTTGCTGGAAATGCTCGATGATCCGCTGGTCCGCCCTAACACCTTTACATTGGGCCGTCGTGAGTGGACCAAGCTTCGCCGCAACAAAGCTTTGGTAAAGGCTATTCACGGCAACAGCGGCGATTCTGGCGCCATTACCACCGCCCAATTGGCGGAACTGTTAGAGCTGGACAACGTCTTCGTGGGCGAAGCTTTCCTTAACAGCGCCAAGAAAGGCAAGACGCCACAACATCAAAAAGTGTGGCAGGGTCACGCGTCCTTTACGTATCTGGACGCACTGGCGAACGCTGATAACGGTCGTTTGACCTTTGGCTTTACCGCCCAGCATAAGGACCGCGCCTATAAAGAATGGGACGATCCAGACATTGGCGTCGATGGTGGTCAACGTGTCCGCGTGTACGAGAAAGTAAAAGAACTTATCGTCGCGCCGGATTGCGGCTTCCTGTTGCAAGACGTTTTAGGCTTTAAGCCAGCGTAAAGTGTTATTTAACGAAAGCACGAAATAACGAAGAAGGCCGCCCCGGGTAACTGGGGCGGTATTGTTATGAGCCGATTTAATGAAATTAACCGCCGTTGTCTGGTACTGGCCGGAGACGATGCCGTCTTGATCACCGAAAACGGGGTCCGGCTGGAAGTGCGAGGGGTGTTTGACAATGCTGTCTATGACCTTGAAGACAAACCAAAATCGAACGGCGGTAACACCGGAACCAAGTTTCAAAAGCCGATCCCCTGTTTTACGGTCGAATCCGAGCAGGTGAAAGGGGTCAGCAATAAGTGGCGGGTGCTGGTGGGTTCAAAGGAATATTTCGTCGCCAAGCCTTACGACGACGGCTTAGGCATGACCACGCTATGGTTGGCCGACGCTATCGACTCGGACTATCAGGACGAGGGGGCCGACGGTGGAAAGTGGCGTTAGTGTTGAACTGAATTTCGCGCAAGCGATACGAACGGCGACGGCCATTATCGAGGCCACGCCCGAGCAGTTAAACAAAGCGACCACCCGGGCCATTAAGAAAACCTTACGCTGGGCCGGAAGTGTGGTCGCCCGGGAACTGGGGCAAAGCCTCGGCGTCGCCCAAAAGGGGCTTAAGCCCCGGATCGTGGTGACGACGGTCGGCAGTGGTGCTGATCAGGTGCATATCCTTTGGGTGGGTGTGTTGCCCTTGGCCGCTGAGAAGGCCGGGAAGCCGCGCCAAACTCGCCGAGGTGTATCCGTTAGGGGACGTCGATTTGATAGCGCCTTCGTGGCGGATATTTACAACGGCGAACCCAATGTATGGGTAAGGGCCGCCAAAAACCGGGAACATAACCACACCACCTTAAGCCGTCGTCGTAAGGCCGCGACCTCTTCACCCGATCCCAAGTTGCGGGGCCGATTCCCGGTCCAACGTGTCGGGATTGCGGTCGAAGATCCGGCCATAGAGATTTTTAACCGACTGCAAAGACGCGTCGAAGAACGGTTTAAAACCGTCCTCGATCAAGAACTCAATTACGCGGTGAACCATGAAAAACGATGATTACGCCGACGACGATTTAACCGTCGTGCATAACGCCCAAGAGGCCGTTATCAAACAGGCCATGCCAATGGTGAAAACCTTCGCCCCCTATGACCCGACTAAGGACCAACAAATCATTACCCCGGCGATCATGTTGGAAGCGGTGGAAATGAAACCCGGTCGCACCGTGTCAGGCGGTCGAATGGCGGTCAAGGTTGAGTTTGCCGCTCATTGTTATCTGTCTGCGAAAACTGACAACGTGCAGTTAGAGGTCCGCAACATGGCGGCCCGCTTGTTACAGGTGATTAACCGTAACCGCTTCGGTCTGGAAAATGCCGAGCAGCCCGAACGCTTGTCCGCGTTCCCGGGGCAATTTTCCAAGGAAAAGGGCTTCGAGTCGTGGATCGTATCGTGGGAACAAGATTTCCACTTCGGCGAGTTATGGCAAAACCCGGATTATTTACCAACCGAGCTTTGGCTCGGTGAAGCCCCGGACATTGGCGCCGATCACCAAGACAAATACGAGAAATTAAGCGATGAGTGATCCGAGAATAGCCTCGATATTGCAGCGTCTCGAAGAGTTGGAGCGCAAGATCGCCCAAATGGTGGTTAGGGGCAAAATTGCCGAGGTTGACCCGGACAACGCCTTAGCCCGGGTTGAATATGGCCCGAAAGGAGCGAAGCAGTTAACCGGGTGGCTACCTTGGAAGCCGATCCGCACCGCTCGGGCGGTGACGTGGTGGTGTCCTGAAGTGGGCGAAGGGGTCACGGTGTTGAGTGAGGGCGATCTCGCCCTTGGTGAGATTGTGCCGGGCAGTTATCAGAACGATTACCCGGCCCCCAGTAAGGACCCCAACGAATACTTGGTCCTGTTTGGTGACGGTTCAAAAGTGAGCCACAACCGGGAAACGCACCTTTTGAACGTGGTTAATGTTGGCGACGTCAATATCACTACACACCAAAATATCACCGTAACCAGTAGCGGAACGGCGACCGTAGACGCGGGGGCCGATGTGGCGGTTAAGTGCAAAGGCAAGGCCACGGTAAACGCGGGCGGCGAGATTATCGCCAACGGCAGCAAGGTTAAATTAAACGGCGGAAAAGGGGTCGTGACCGGGGACTGTATTTGTCAGTTTACCGGGAAGCCTCACAGCGACATATCAAGCCAAGTTACCGCCGGGAAGTAAGGGGGCGCTATGGCGTTGAGCAAGTCCGCCCTGAAAGGGCGCATTATCAGCGAATTTGAATCACTCGGCGCGACCGCGTCGGGCGATCATTCTTGGGTGTCAAAAATGGCGGAAGCGATCGCCAATGCCGTGGTGGATGAAATACAGAGTAACGCCAAGGCAGTGGTAAGCGGTGGCTCAAGTGCCGGACAACACCCAATTGAATAAAGCACGAAAGGCAGAAAGCACGAAATGAAGACAGGAACCAACCGCGAAACAGGCGCGGAAATGGGCGGCATTCCGTACCTACGCCAGCGGCTTTATGACGTTATTAACACCCCGTTGGGGTCACTGGTTGGGCGGCGTGACTTCGGGTCCCGTTTTTACGAGCTGGTGGATCGCAACGTGGACGCCCGCTTCCACATGGAAGCCTATATCCGACTGGCTGAAGCGATTAATAACCCAATGAACGGGCTAGACGATTTTAAGCTGTCGGAAATGGTGGTCGAGCGTGAAGGCCCCGGCCATTACTCGATCACCATAAGCGGCACCACAAACGACGGGCAACAAGTAGAAATGGACGGGATCATATATGGCTGAAGGCATTAATTTAGCCCTGTTACCGCCTTTGGATGTGGTGAAACAGGTCGATTATGAAGAGATTGTCGAAGACGTCGTCGAGCGGGCCGGATTAGAAAACGCCAGCCCGTCCGATCCGGGGTACCGGGTGACGCTGGCGAACTCTTATCGAGAGCGATTACTTAGGCAGGATGCCAACGAACAGGCGCTCGGGTTGGTGCTGGCTTACGCGACTGGGCCACAACTTGATCATATCGGCGTGACCTATTACCAACACCCGGACGGGTCCCCGGTGGTGCGGCTCGATGGAGAATCGAACGACGATTACCGCGCCCGGCTGCAAAAGTCGCCGGAAGGGCTGTCGGTAGCTGGGCCGGATGGTGCTTACGAGTTTCACGCCAAAAGCGCCCACCCGGACGTTAAGGACGTGTCCGTCGATAGTCCGGCCCCGGTGGAAGTGGTGTTAACTATTTTAAGCCACAGTGCCGACGGGACGCCGACGCAAAGCGTCCTAGATGCGGTACAGGCGTATTTAAAGCCATTCCGCCCGTTAACCGATGAACTCACCGTCAGCGGCGCGGAGGTGTTGACCTACGGCGTCACGGCCCAGTTGTTTATGAAGTTGGGGCCTGATCCTGAACTGGTCCGAAAGGCCGCCGAAAACCGTCTTAAGGAGTACGTGGCCAGCCAACACAAACTTAAGGGCCGGGTGGTGGAATCCGGGGTCCACGCAGCGTTAACGCTGGAAGGGGTCGAAGAGGTACAGCTTACGGGCTGGAATGACATAACTTGCACCAAGCAACAGGCGCCCTATTGCCAGCAAATGACAGTCACGATCGGGGGGTATGTATGACGGATAAAACGTCGTTATTACCACCGAACGTCTCGGACTTAGAGCGCGATCTTGAAATCGCTTTAGCCCGGATTGAAGACGTCGAAATCCCAATCTCGACACTTTGGGACCCGTGGCACTGTCCGCTTGAAGTGTTGCCGTTTCTGGCGTGGGCCTTATCGGTGGACATGTGGCGATCGGACTGGCCGGAAACGGTCAAGCGTCGGATCGTGGCGTCTTCGCTATCGGTTCACCGCAAAAAAGGCACCCGGGCCGCTGTCGATCAGGCATTGCGCGATCTTGGGGTTACGGTGGATTTGGTCGAGTGGTTCGAAGTCATTCCCAAGGCCAAGCGCGGCACGTTTGATATAACCGCATGGGTCAACGAGAACATAACGTCCGAGCCGGGCTATCTAAACCAAGCTTTATATGACCAGTTACGCCAAGCGGTGGATAACGCCAAGAACACCCGAAGCCATTACAGCTTTAAGGTAGGCGCCAAGTTTGGCCCGAATCAAATCGGGGTCGCCGATGCGATCACCGGATTGGCCGCTTTGGCTCGGCGAAGTGTCGACAGCATACAAGAACCGTTAGAAAGCCGCGCCAGCATTGGGGCGGCCTCGTCGTTTAGTGGGGTGAATCTTTCACACCGAGGCGCCGAAGCGGAAATCGACGCCGCACCCAGACCCAGCACGATCGGCATTGCCGGACGGGTTCAGGGCGCCGCAGTAATTTACAGACAAATGGAGGCGATCGCGTGAGTAATGCGCTAATTCCAGTGATCACCACCCGGGGCTTGGCCGCTGTCTTCAATGCTCAAAACACGGGCTTGGCGGCAGAAATTACCCATATAGCCCTTGGTGATAATGGGCGAACGCCCAGTAAAAACGAAGTGGGTTTAGTCAGTGAAAAAATGCGAATCCCCATCGCAGACGGGGAGCGTATCGACGACCACCAAATCCACTTAACCGGGCTTGCCGACGGGGATAAGGAATTTTGGGTCCGGGAAATCGGGTTCATTTTGTCCGACGGCACCATGTTAGCTGTGTGGTCTGACACCAATCCCTTGGCTTATAAGTCCGCTGAAGTGCCGCTTTTGCTGGCCTTCGATCTGGTACTGGCCGCCCTTCCGGCTAACTCGGTGAATATTATCGGAACCGGGGCCAACTTGTCGTTGGCGGCATGGGGCGAACAACTGGCCGCCGTGGCCACCGCGAACGTGGACAACATGGCGCGTCACGTCGAACTGTTGTTCCGTGTTCAAGAATTGGAAAAAGGCTAAGGGGGAGACATGGCCGCGAGTGATTTAAGGCTAGTGGCCGGGACGACCTTCGGCTTTAGCATGACGTGGGAAACCGAGAACGAAGCCGGAGAACTGGCCCCAGTGGACATAACCGGGTGTTCGGCCAAGTTCGTGATGAAGGCCAAGGCGTCCGGCGCCGTCTTGGCCACGGCCAGCACAGGCGACGGGGTCGAAATCCCCGACGGTCCAACCGGGGAAGTCGTGGTCACGTTGGCCCCCGAGAAAACCGCCGGACTGACCGAAGCCAAGATCGGCCAAGTAGGCTATGAATTACGGGTTTATTTCCCGTCTGGTGACGTCTATTCGCTGGTGATTGGTTTTGTCGCCATTGTGGAGGGCGAGATCGATGATTGACGGACAGGGCCGCGTGACGGTGGAAAAGGTGGTCCGCCAAGTGGTCCGGCTGAAGCAGGGCCAACAGGTGGCCGTGATTGAGCGTCCGGGGCCTGTTCGCTTTTCAGTGGTACGGGGCGGGATTCAAGGCCCGGTTGGTACCGTCGCCGAAGAAGTTCTAAACCGCGCCGAGGCCGCCGAACGGACCGCCAACGAAGCCAAAAAACTGGCACAGGACAACCATAACGCGGTTGATCTGATGCTGGATGAAATGACCGCCGCGTTTGAGTTTCAGACCGGGATAATTAACGGGATCAGCCAATGAGTTTATCGCAGAAAATCACCGACATGATCAGCGCCCTTAACCGCTACATGTCGGCAACCGACGGAAAGTTAAGGAATAAGGCCGATAAAGCCGAGGTTTACACCCAAAGCCAGCTTGACACCAAGCTAGGCGCCAAGATGGACAGCACGACCGCCGACGAGACTTTCGCCAAGAAGACCGACACGGCCCCGAACGCGTCCAAATTAGGCAACCAAGCCCCGAGCCATTACGCGACCGCGCAGTCGGTTACGGATTTGGAAACCGAAGTCGGCGGCGCTTTTCAACAACTGGCCGACAGCTTCAACGCTGGCGCCGATTTAATTAGCGGAACAACACAACAGGGGAGCTAATACGCTATGAGTTTAGAACAACAGATCGCGGCGCTGGTCGAAGCATCGAATAATTTAACCGGGGCGGTGAATGGTAAACTTGCTGAAATTGATAACAAAGTCGATACGGCGATTACTGAAATCACAGAAACCATCACAAAGAACAACGTAGTGACATTTTATGTTGATGCTGAAAACGGAAATAATGGCAACTCTGGATCGTCATCGTCACCGCTTCGAACTTTTAATGAAGCTGTCAAGCGCTGTCCGACTGGTTCAACCGCTACTATTTATTTGAAGCGCTATCAACGCCATATTTATGATGGAACTCTTTGGAGTTACGCACTTTCTCTTAGCGTTCTAGCTTGGGGGTCAAACTTAGATACATCACAAGCGTTTCACTATGACGCAAGTACACCAGTGTTAGAGTTTAATGGCGTATTTCAAACAAACGGTTCAATTACTGTCGGTGGTTTTAGAAATTCGCTCATTATTGAGTCTAATGCTGGTTCGATGATTTATTTTTATGGTGCTGGTCAATTCACATTAGGCCGTAGTCGCATTGTTCTTGACCGAGGAAATACCGCATTCTGTGGTTATGACCAGAACTATCTAAACCCGGTTAAGTTCAGTATTCGCCAAGGCGATATTGTAAAAACGGCGGGTTATTTAGCACGACATAGCCTCATTTTTTCTGTAGATGCCGCAACGGGCTTTACTTATACAGATGAAGTGATCATGGGTGCAACAAAAGAAAACACACTTTCGAGTGTGGCTTTTTCAGCGTAATTGAGAGGAACGCATGATTATATCTTTTACTCACAATGGTAAGTCGTATGTTAACTACGATACTGAATCTGATGATTTTAATACCTTGGATATTTCAGCAGACAAGAAAGTCGAAGTTGTGACTAATGCAAAATGGGAGCATGTTAGAGTTAAACGCGATCAGCTAATGCGTGATACGGATTGGACTCAAGTTCCAGATAGTCAATTAACTGAAGATAAAAAAACCGAATTTGCCGTCTACCGTCAAGCCTTGCGCGATATTCCACAAACCTACAGTGATCCGGACGCGGTTATCTGGCCTGAAAAGCCAACCGTTTAAATTTAACGAAAGCACGAAATGACGACGCCGCTTAATGCGGTTTTTTTGTGCCTGAATTTTGGAACCACGCCCCGGTATAGTCCGGGGCTTTTTTATGGGAGTTAACACAATGGCCGACTACTTACACGGCGTTGAGCAATATTTCCTTGAGAACATGAACCGCCCGATCGAGGTGCTGGCCGCTTCCGTTATCGGGCTGGTGGCCACCGCCGACGATGCCGACGCCGCCATGTTCCCATTGAACACCCCGGCCTTGGTGAACAGTGAAAAGCAGATCGCGAAAGCTGGTACCACTGGCACTTTGAAACATGCCCTTGAAGACATTTACCGCCAGTCGGGCGCGATCGTGGTCGTGGTCCGTGTGGCGGAAGATGCCGACGAAGGCGTCGAAATTGGCAACGTGATCGGACAGTTGGACAATGACACCAACAGTTACGGCGGGCTTAAGGCGTTGTTATTTGCTGAAAGCATGTTCGGTACCCGTCCGCGTTTGATTATTGCCCCGGAGTTTTCCCACAAGGTGGGCGTGGGTGCGGAAATGGAATCGGTCGCTAAGAAGCTAAACGCAATCCCGATCATTGACGGTACTGAGAACGGTTATTCCGACGTAGTTAACGAAGTGAAGAACTACGACGAAACCTTCTTCGTCAATTGCGGCATTAAGCTAATCGGTGCGGACGGGCAGGAAGTCACCCGCAAGGCGTCGGCGACCGTGGCCGGACACATTGTCCGCGTGGACAATGAAGAGGGCTACTGGCATTCACCGTCCAGCCGCAAGATTTACGGCATTGTTGGCACGTCGGAACCTATCGATCACGCCATTGGCTCAACGACCAGTAAAGCGAACCTTTACAACTCGAACAACGTCACCGTGATCGTGAATCAACAGGGCGGTTGGTTCCTGTACGGGAACCGCCTCGCTAACGGAACCATGCTTCCACACCAACGTATCCGTTATATCGTCGGTGATTCGATCCTGTACGCTCACCAAGAAATGTTAGACCGTAACGTCACCAAGGCTTACGTGGACGGCGTGAAAGGGCGTGTAGGCGCGTTGCTGCGTCGTTTGAAGTCCCGAGAGGTGATCAGCGGCGGCGAGTGCTGGCTCGATAAAGAACTCAACGTCGCGGCGATTGGTACGTCACAGGTGTATTGGGATTATGACTTAGGTTTCTACGACGTCGCGGAACGAATGACCTTCCGTCAGCACGTTACGGACCGTTATAACGAAGCGATCTTCAGTTAATAAGGGGGCCATGTGGCTAAATTACCAAGCGTTTTAGTAGACATTAACGCATTTTTCAAAGACGAGAGCTTCGCCGGGGTGTGTAACACCGTGACGTTGCCGAAGATTGTCACCAAGACCACGGACTTTGTTTTAGCGGGTGTTGCTGGCGACATCGAGCGCGACCTCGGCAAGTTGGAAAAGCTGGAAAGCGAGGTCACGATCTCGGATTACAGTTCGAAGGTGATCGACTTGGTCGGCAACCGAGAGAGCCGCGACCAACAGTTCGTTATCCGTGGCGCGGTAGACGTAGACGGGACGATCAAGTCGGTGGTGGTGCGTATGCAGGGCTTTTGGAAGTCCTACGAACACGGCGGCGACTTTAAGCCCGAAGAAGAAGCGGCGCTTAAGTTTGCCATTGGTGTGGAAGTGTACGAACTCGAAATCGACGGAAAAGAGGTCGTTTTCATCGACAAGCTTAACAACGTGTTCCGTGTGAACGGGAAAGACCGCAACCAAGCGATCCGCGAAGCCTTGGCCCAATAATCGGGCCTTTTCTTTTTATCCAAGCCCCAGCCATTCCGGCGGGGCTTTTTTGTAAGGTTTGACCATGAGCAAAACTATCACCCTTAGCCGTCCACTGAAGCAGGGCGACAACGAAATCAAAGAAATCACCTTCCGCGAACCGACCACAGGATCGTTACGTGGTCTGGAAATGTTCAGCGTGATCCGCATGGACGTTAACGCCCACCGTCAGCTTGTGCCGCGTATTTCCAACTTGGACGCGAACCTGTTCGATCAGTTGTCCCCCAAGGACCTGATCACGGTACAAAATGAGGTGGTCTCTTTTTTCATGGAATAAGCGCCCCGCCCGATGTGATGGAGGTCGAAGCCGACCTTTTTCTAGTCTTCACGGGCTGGGATGCGAAGACCACCGCCGACATGTCGTTAAGCGAGTTAATGCAGTGGCACAAAATCGCCATTGAACGACACAAGAAGGCCCAAGAGAAAGATTAACGCCCAGTGATCCCCCGTTTCCCCGGGGTGGTCGCTGGGCCTTTTTTTGTTTAAGGGGTAACTATGGCCGATAGTAGCGTCCGCCTAAACCTGATCATGGGGATGGTGGATAAAATCACCGGACCCATTCAGAAGGTGACAACACAAACCACCAAGGCCGGGGAGCAGATCAAGAAAACCGAAGCCGAGCTTAAACGCCTCGGCGGGTTGTCGAAAGACGTCGATCACTTCCGCAAGCTGAAGAACGAGAGCCAGCAGACCGGGCAAGCCTTGGAGCAGGCACAAAGGAAAGTGTCACGGCTGGCCGCTGAAATGAAAGCCAGCGAAAAGCCCACAAGGCAAATGACACGGGACTTTAAAGCCGCTCAAGCCGAAGCCGCCAAGCTGAAGACAAGGCACGAAGAGCAGACCGGGCAGCTTCAGAAGATGCGGGGCAACTTGCAACAGGCCGGAGTCTCTACCAAGAACCTGAACGAAGCCACGCGCAAGATCCGCAGCGAAACCGAAAAATATAACGCTCAGTTAAAGGCGCAGCAAAAACACCTCGACGACGTCGCCGAGCGTCAAAACCGAATGGCCAAAATATCCGAACGCAATAGCGAAATGCGGACCGGAGCCTTAACCGACAGTGTCGGCGTGGGTGCGGCTATCTTCGGAGTTAAAAAGCTGGTGGACGCTTACGGCGAAGTGGGAAGCGCACAGGGGGAAATCCAGTCCCTTGGCATATCGCCGGAAGGTATCGAGAAGATCACCAAGGCGGCGAAGGAGTTTTCCAACGAGTGGGCCGGAACAACGACCACGGACTTTATTAAGGCGAGTTACGACATTAAGTCGGGTATTTCGTCCTTGTCCGACGAAGCGGTCGGCGAGTTTACCAAAATGGCCGCAATGACGGCGACGGGTACCAAGTCCACCGTGGCCACAATGACCGATCTCTTTGCGACGGGCTATTCTATTTATCGAGAGCAGTTTAACCAGTTCGGCGAAGAGACAATCGCCGGGTGGGACAAGCTATCGAACGCCGAAAAGGACATGGAGTTCGGGAAATATTTAAGTGCCGGTATCTCGGCGTCAGTGCAGCAATTTAAAACCGATGGCGACAAGATCAGCCAGTTCATGCAGACCTTGGGCGCGTCAGCAACCCAAGCAAAGCAAAGCTTCGCCGAACAGTTGGCCGTGGGCGGTATGTTGTCGTCTACCTTCCAAGGTGGCCAAGCGGCGACCAAGTATCAGCAATTTCTAGCCAACGCCGGACGCGCAGCCGGAAAGCTGGGAATACAGGTTCACGACGCCAACGGCGACTTGTTGTCCACGGTCGATATTATGACCGCGATCAGCGATAAGTACGGCGGCACCCTTAACGACCTCGATAAACAAGAACTTAAGGAAGCCTTCGGCACAAAAGAAGCGGTAGACATGATCGACATGTTGTTACCGAAGCTGGACGAGCTGAAGGACAAAACCGTCGTTATGCAAGGCGAACTTGGCAAAGGGTTAGAGACGACCAAGGTCATGGCCGAGTCAATCGGCAAGGGGACCGGGGAGTCATTCGAGATCTTAGGCCAGCGCATTTTTAACATGACAGCCAACATAGGCGCCTTGTTTGCCCCGACAATGGTCACGATCGCCGACCTGATCGGCAGTGCCGCGATCGCCGTGGCGGAATTTACCGAAAAATTCCCTTTCTTGTCGCAAGTCTTGGCTTATGTCGTGGTGGGAATTTTGGCCTTTAAGGTGGCGTCGATTGCCGGGCGGTTGGCCTTTTCTTACTACTCAGACGCGATCCTGTTTGGTCAGAAGGCGCTAACGTTCCTTAGCGGCGCCCAAGTTAAAAACACCGCCTTAATGGTGGCAAGTCGCGTTAAAACGTTGGCAGCGGCGGGAGCGTCGGCGGTTATGGCTGGCGCCCACAAAGCCCAAGCGATAGCCACCGCGTTAACCACGTCGGCCACGCTTCGCGCCAATGCTGCTATGGCCCTGTCCCGGGTTCGTTCTTTGGCTATGGTGTCGGCCTTGGTGCTTATGTCTGGTACCCAAAAGGCCCTAGCCGCCGGAACGGCGATCATGACTGGGGCGCAATGGGCGCTTAATGCTGCAATGTTGGCCAACCCGATCGGGCTGGTGATTGCGGGTGTTATGGCGTTAATCGCGGTTGTGGCTTTGGTGGTGAAATACTGGGAGCCGTTAGGCGCGTTCTTTTCTGGCTTGTGGGACCGAATCAAGGTCGCTTTTTCTATTGGCTGGGAGTTCATCAAAAAGGTGTTCATGTGGTCGCCGTTGGGCTTGATTGTCCAAGCATGGGGACCGTTAACGAATTTCTTTTCCGGGCTATGGGAGGGGGTTAAGTCGGGCTTATCCAAGGCGTGGGAGTTCATCAAAGCGGTGTTTATGTGGTCGCCGATCGGCTTGGTTATGCAGTCTTGGGGGGCGTTGACGACGTTCTTTTCTGGCATGTGGACCGGGATTAAATCGGGCTTGTCCAAGGCGTGGGAGTTCATTAAGGCGGTGTTTATGTGGTCGCCGCTTGGCTTAATCATGCAAGCATGGGAGCCGTTAACGAACTTCTTTTCCGGGTTGTGGGACGGCATAAAAGGCATGTTTGGCGGTGCCCTTGATTGGATCAAGTCGGTGGTATTGGCCCCGATTGAAGCCATTAAAAACACCCTCGGCGCCGCTTGGGACGCTTTGTTCGGCAGTGACGACGACGTCGAAGTCTCGGCCAAGGTGAAACAAGTCGCCGATCAGGTTCCCGCCGCCACTAATCCGGCAGCCGTGGCCACAACCCCGACCGGGGAGTCTGTCGCCACCGTTCCGGGTAAGCGTGGCGATCCGGTTGTCGCACAGCCAAGCAAGGCCAGCGTGGCCCCGGTGTTCCAGTATGGCGACATTATTATCCAAGCGGCCCCGGGCATGGATGCGGAAGCAATCGCCCGCGAGGTTCGCCGCCAGTTGGACGAACGCGATCGCCAAGCCGCCACGAAATACCGTGGCCGCCTGTACGACTAATAACGAAAGCACGAAATAACGAACAGGCCGCCCCGGCGGCCTTAAGGGGAATCTATGTCGGTAATGATGGCGTTAGGGGATTTTCAATTCTCTATCTCGACCGCCCAATATCAAAGCCTTAAAACGTCTATGTCTTGGCGTTGGGCGAAATACGACCGTTACGGACGTAAGCCGGGAAAACAGTTCCAAGGCCCGGACAGTACGTCGAAAACCTTAAATATTGCGATTTACCCGCAAAGCAAAAGTGATTTAGAGCAGTTCACACAGATCGAGGTTATGGCCAGTCAGGGCGAACCGCTTCGGCTGATAGCCGGGGCATTAAAGAAGTTAAACGGATTGACCACCGGGTCCGGCTTGGATTTAGGCTTGTGGGTTATCGAGAAACTCGATACAGACGAAGCCCACTTCCTCGATAACGGTGTCCCGTTGGAAATTAAAGGCACGTTGACGATCAGCGAATACGGCGACGACGAGGTTAAGTAATGAAGTACAGAACCAATAAAGGCGACATGTTAGACGCCATTTGTCACAAGTATTACAAGGCCCGCCCGGGGGCAATGGAAGAAGTGTTAAAAGCCAACCCGGGCTTGGCCAAGGTTGGCGCTTTGCTTCCGGCGGGTATGGTGATCGAGTTGCCCGACTTGGGTCCGGCAGAGTCCAAGGGCAAGGTGTCACTATGGGATTAACCGGGCAAGATTCAACAACATTTTTGTGTTGTTTCTGGCGCAATCAAAAGGCGGTAAAGTCCGCTTAACGCATAGGGGGATCAATGAAAAACGCGTCTTTTAAAGTGTTGGCCAACAAAACCGACATAACCGCGAAGATAGCCGATCGGCTTATTCGCTTGTCGCTGCATGACGAAGCCGGGTTCGATAGTGACACGGTAGAAATTGAACTCGATAACCGTGACAGTGCGATCGAGGTACCACCGACCGGGGCCGAACTGGACATTTATATCGGCTACGAGGACGAATTATCCTACCGGGGAACCTACAGCGTGGACGAGCTGGAAGAGCCGTTAGAGTTCGACACGTTAACAATCAAGGCCAAGGCGGCCCAAATGAAAAAAAGCATTAAGGCGCCCCGGGACGGCAGTTTCGACAATGTCACCTTGGGCGAACTGGTGAACGAAATCGCCGCCCGGCATGGTTACGAATCGGCAGTGTCGCCAGCAATGGCCGGAATTGCGTTTCCTCATATCGATCAGCGGGGCGAGTCAGACACCAATTTGCTGACCCGTCTAGCTCGGGAGAATAACGGCTTTTTTAAAATCGCCGCCAATAAGCTGGTGGTGGTACCCAAGGAGGCGGGAAAGTCGGTCAGTGGTAAAACACTACCCACGATTACCATTAGAGACCCGGAAAACTCTTCAGGTCGGGTGACGATAGCCGAGCGTGACGATTATAACTCGGTGGTCGCGTATTGGTTTGATGAACCTAATCAGGAAAAAGTGGCCGAGATGGTCGGCAGTGGGGAACCCCAATTCGTGATCAAGAAGACCCACACCACCGCCGAGGCCGCCAAACAGGCCGCCAAGTCGAAGTTGGCCGAACTGAAGCGCGGTAATGGGACGTTATCGATCACACGGCCACTAAATCCCGACATTATGCCGGAGGGCTTTCTAGTGTTGGAAAATCACAAACAGAGTGCTAACGGGCGTTGGCTGGTGGAAAGTGTGGACCACGTCATAGAACCGGGGAGGGCGGCGACAACGTCGGCTAACTGTTCCATAAAAAATTAGCCTTATCTACAAGTATGTTATTTAATGCCAACCGCTTGTAAAAAGGTATTAAGTGCAGTGATCGCTTCTGGGGGTAACTTGGTTATGATTGCCAGTAAATCCGGGGTTTTTCCGTCTTTATCGAGGATTGGGCCTTCCCCTGTTAATAGCCAACAATGCCGGACATTGTAGTGATAACATATCCGGTTAATGGCTTCGGGCGATAAGGTCAGCGCCCCGCGTTCGTACTTGGAAACGGTCGAGCTAGTGCAGCCCAGCACTTTGGCTAGGTCTGGCTGGTTTTCTTCGTAAAGGTCGCGCACGATGCGTAATCGCTGGCCGATTTTTATATCTGTGCTGTCCAAAATGGAATTATATAACCTCAAAAAGTCCAATAAAGACTTAAAAATGTATGCAAAACAATTGGTTAGCATCATAGCGGTTATATCTGTTGGGGCAATGTGTTTTTAATGAGCATAACAACATTTACATAAACGTTTGATCTGGCGCTGAAAAACCATGACAATACTGTTCATGTATACAGTGGTTTGCGTCGGTGGCTAAGGAGATAAGGATCTAATGACTAAATCAAATCCTTTAATTAAAGAGAATAAAGCTGATACTATGGCGGCTATTAAGGATTGTTCCGAATGGCTTTGTCGCGTAAGCGAAAGTGACGAAGACGTACACCCGGGCATGTACTCGGCATTGGTAATGCTCCACGGGGCTATTGTTTCCGTGGCTTCCGGTGATCAACTGGATAAAGAAACAGATACACAAAAGGTGTAAACTGAAAAAATTAGTGATATAGTTAGGTCGTTTTCAGAGATGAAAGACCGAATTGATTAAAATTTACAGGCTTCAGATGTGAAAAACCCCGGCTGGCAGGCCGGGGTATTTCGAAAAGCGGTTCAAACAGTAAACTTGAAAACACGCTCACCTCAAGAGCAAGTTTACTGTCTATGCCCGTCGGCTGCAAGTCTATTGCTACTTTTTAGGCGATAAAATGACAGTAAACTTAGGACAAGAACGTCCAAACAAGAAGAAAAGTCGCCCGTCATACTCCGAAGCAGTGCGCGAGGTGTTGATAGGCTTAGGAAAATCGAAGATAGCAGAGCCAACCCGCCGCTTTATCGACAAGGTGGGCGGATACTCTTCTAAACCCTACCTGCTTAAGTCACTTAACGAGGTTGACTGTCGTCAGCGTGACTCACAAAAGCGCGTCCGCGTTCGTATGATTCGCATTCTTAGCGTGATTATTACCTACATTGATTGGTCTACGTTCCGCCTTGGTGTAGCCAAGCCGAAGGAACTCGATCCCGTTAAACACTCTTCCATGAGAAAAAGATACGCGTCTATATATGGCGAAGAGATCCCAGAATCGACGTGGTTTCGTTATATCGACAAGCTTGTTCGTGCTGGATACCTTCACAGTGAAGCAATGGACCTGCTCGATCGAGAAGACGGCAAAATCAAAGGCGTGGCGGGCTACAAATGGCTAACCATGAAGCTATTTAAGGAAATCGGCTTTAAGTCTGGCTGGATGGATTCACAGCGCCAACATGCGCTAGAAAGACTTGGTAAGTCTAACCTCTCTAATATCTGGCCAGTGTACGCCAGTAAGCTATCTAAGCAGAAGCGCGCCAACGCGTTGAACTTGGAAAGCTATCACACAGAATCTAATCAAGGTCAATTCGATACCGATTGGTATTCCGATCCTTACGAAGACTGCTTAACCCACTAGATCACCCATCTGTAGACGCCGATTAACTTCGGTCGATAACTCCTACCCGCTAATAAAAAAACACCTTACAACGCCATTCAGGCGCCCTTACCTCCCTCTTTTTAGTCATTGTTTGGTGGGGTTTTCCACACGATCCCACGATCTCGATCTTGCATGTGAGCAAGTCATGTATAGGTATGTGTATAGAGATAATTAAATGAGAGTTGGGAATAGTAGTTCATTTTGCGAGTGGTAATTTCACCCTACTGGGCATGTATAATTTTATTTATTAACAGGGTCCCTTTTATTCCCTATTAATAAATAAAGAGATCATTTATTTTCATAAGAACTAAAGTTCTTGTGTATAAGTACCTCCCATTAAATTGCATTTAAGACTTATGCACATGGAAAGTAAGGCGAATGCAATTTAACGGGCCCCGACGCCCCACATTAACCGTACAGCTAAACAAAAAACCGAGGAAGTGGGGCTTTGTCGTCGCGGATAGATTCTTTTGTCATACGACCGTCTAGCTTTCGTGTTACCTGTTCGTTTAGTGGATCATCCCTATAACGTTCATTTGTAACGTTAACCTATGCAGTCCCCCAAGGCGCTTCGCGCGGTCTAGCAGGGCGAAGGGCAAGTTTTGCGCCAGCTTTGAGCCTTTCGTCTAAATAAGCGTTCTTTGTCGCTTGTAGTCCGTAATGCTTTGCATGTCGTCGCGCGCTCCTCCATAACACTAGGTTAATTTCGAGCGCAGATAAGCACAGATGGAATTTTTAAGCTAATGACGTGTAAACTATGGGTATGAACATAAAAGACATTCACAGCCGCTTAGAGGCGGTTATTTGCGATTACTGCCAAGGCAAAGGCAAGGTGTCGATGTTGTTTGGCCAAGGCGTTTGTTATCGTTGCGACGGTGTCGGCGTTCTTCAGGCAAACGGCGATCAGCTTGACACGAAATCCGTTGATATATTGCGGCGCGTTACCGATCGCGAATCCTTTTGCCGCTGGTTGGCCATAGACAGGGCCGAACGTGAAGCAGCCCAAAATAAGCCCCATTGGTACGACATGCCGGGCCGTATTAGGTCCAATTGGCGCGGTGATTAGTCCGCCGCGTTACTGTTACCATGTCACACATCCTAACCCCCGATAATTACCTCGATCGATCACCTCGCTTTTGTGCGTCCTGTTGCATTTTTTATTCGCTGGTGGTCTGTACTGTAATTATGTAATGTATTACACTATTACAATGCATTACAAATTACAGCGAAAAGGAAAAATAATGGCCACCAAAATCACCAAAGAGCTAGTTTTTGACCTAGCGGACCAATTGTCGGCGCAAGGCATTGAGCCTACGAACCTTAAGATCCGGGAAATGAACGACAATCACGGCAGCCTGTCGAGCATTACCCCACACCTGAAAGCATGGAAAGAGCAACGAGCGGCGGAAGCTGTCGAAGCTTTGCCAGATATGCCAGAGGAACGCTTGATCGCTGCTTTGCGTCCGGTTTGGGGGGAGTTGGTACGCGAAGCCCAAGCCCTTTATAAAGAAGAGCGCGAGGCGGTCCAGCGTGAAAAGGTGGCCATTCAGGAAGAAAATGACGGTTATATGTCTGAAATCGACCGACAGGAAAACAAAATCGAAGACTTGCAACGTCGGATCGCTGAATTGTCCGAAGAGGCGAAAGAGCTTCAGGCTGTCCGTGTTGAGTTGTCCGGGATGATTCACCGTAACGAACTGTTAGAGAAAAACCTCGAAGACTTGAAAGAAGGGAAGCGAATCGCCGAGCAAGCCCGTGATAAAGCCGTCACCGCCTTGGAAGCAAGCCAGCAAAGAGAAGAAGAGCTTAAAACCCAACTAGGCCAAGCAAAACTTGATCATAAGGAAATATCGGATAAGTTCGACGAAGCCACGCGCAAGTTGGCCGACGTTAATGTTTTGCGATCTCAAGAATTACGTAAGTTGGAAGACGCCAACGGGAAAGTGTTAGAACTGGAACGCGCTAACGCGACCTTGGGAGCGAACCAAGCCGCCGCCGAGAAACAAGCCGAGAAGGTGGCCAAACAACTGGCACAAACAGAAGAGCGCGTCGCTGATGTTACTACGAGGGCCGAAGCGTCGGAACGTGCTAACGCTAAGTTGTCGGCGCAATTGGAAGCCAGCGAACAGAAGGTCGAAGATATGGCCAAACAATTGGCCAAGGCCGAAGAACGCGCCGAAGAGGTTAGCGCCCGATTTTTGGACATGGCCGGGACGTGGCAACAAAAACTAGCCGCTTTGGAATCTGGCAATGAAGAAGATCAGGCGTCTATCTTCGACGCGCTGGAAGGTAATAAAGAAAGTACGAAATAACGAATTAACGAAATGTCGGTTATGTTTATCAAGTGATTGACATTTAACCACTGTTTGCTAATCTGAAAGCGACCAAAAGGAGCCGCATAAACTTGAACCTGAGCGGATCGACTGCCTGACCTTATGGGTGTATATGGGAAGGGGTTTAAAAGTGGAATGGTGGGCTGTGATGGCCCGTGTCAATGGCGTAACCAATCACCCCGCAAAACCAAAACAATCCGAACAGCCCGGCCATGTGCCGGGCTTTTTCGTTCTTAATGTTCAAAATATAGAAAACTTGTTCTTTTGGCCGTTTCACCATGAAAACGGGCCGAAACTGAACGGGTAAATCAGGCGATGGAAAATCGTCCATTTCGTAACAAATTTACAACACGATGCGCCCCCGATTATTTAAACGATAACTGGGGCTTTCTTACTTTTCTTTTTGGATGCGTCACCAATCCCCCAAAATAAGCAGCAAAGTCGACCATTTAACATAATGGTCCTAATCGACACCAAAAAATTTTAGGGTGTTCCGTTTATTTTGCTCGGTTATTCTCGACGCTTAATCAATCGATCGGATATGCTAAAAAAGTCATATATAACAAGAGAGTTAGACACATGCTTAAAAAAACTATAGTCGGCTTGGTACTGGTTGCCGGGTTGGTGGGGTGTTCCGATCCTGAAATCGAGTGGCTTTATAATGGAAGTTCGGTCGGTCTGGACCGTCAAGGCTGGTTAGAGGCGTCCGCCGATCGCCGCGTTGGCACCGCTGGATTTTGGCTTCGTGGGCTGAATAAGGACGGGTGGTTAAAAGACCCGGCCATGATAGAAGGGGAAGCGTTCAAGAAGAACGCCCAGCAGTTGGCCGAGTGTGTGGATTCATCGATCGCGGTTAGTCAGGCTGAAACCAACCACTTAGTGGCGTCATGCGTCAGCGTTATGGGGTGGTCTTCAGACAAGCGATCATAGACCCCGGCTGATGCGGAACAGGTTATCCACTGAAAATGTGGATAAATTTTAACCTTTGCTTTTAAGATCTATGTCCGCATTGAACTGGTGTTCGGCCCGTTGCCATTCCGCCATTATACTGGCGACCAAGTTCCGCCGCGTTTCCGGTAGTAAGATCCGGGCAGCGGCGGCCACGTCCCACGGTGTCGCCGTGTCCACGTCGAAAGAGTCTAAGACTATATCCAAGTCAGTGGCCCCCAGTGCGGCTATGATCGCGTAATACTGACTTAACCGCATATCCATCACCCCGCTTTCTATTCGCTGGTATGTTTTTTCGCTCATGCCTATTTTGTCGGCGATCTGCTTTTGTGTCAGTCCGGCGTCTACGCGTCGGTTTTTGATGATCGTTACTATTGCTTTGCGTGACATGCTTCACCCCTCGCACCCCTATTTTTAAGGATACAACGCAGGATTCGGACCATTTCGGGGTAGGGCATTTACTCGATTAATTGCATGTGTAAATTAGTGTCTGTAATCAAAAACATACAATAAAAATGTTGGCAAAGGTGGCGGTATGACTAACAAGGACCGGGAAATCTATTCATTATGCGAGGAAATTAATTGCATTATGCGAATCTTAAAGCGGACGAGTGAGTCCGGGGACGATATATCCAAAGAGGCCGAAGCCTGTAGCGTTTTGGTTGCCTCGATCACGAATGAGATAAGGGGATATGTTAACGCGGAATAGAAGACGCCCCCAAATATGGGGGCGTTTGTTATATAAGACTTTCTTGTCTCGGTTCTTTTGCTGTTGGGCGGTTCTCGACTTCGACCACCTCGATCCCGGGTTCTTTTAGAAAGCTGGCGCATAGTTCGGTTGCGAAGACGTTCGCTCGATGTTTATTGCATTGTCCGGCTGGGGTTCTTTGGCGTTCTTTCTTACGTCCGAAAAAATCCCGCCATTGGCCGTGTTCGTCGTCTTCCCATTTGGTTGGCTTGTAGTGCTGACAGCTTATGCAGCTTTTAGGCATGGTCCACATAACGCCCCCTTACTGGTGGGCTAGTAGTTTTATGATGCCGCGTTGCATCCAATCTGGCTTAGTCATTAGCCACTGGAACACCTGTCCGGCTGGTAAAGTTGGTAAGTCAATTAGACGTGTGCGGTTGATTCGGTTATATTGTGATTCAGACATAGCTTAATATCCCATTGGTTATGTTTTTGGGCGGCTGAACGGTAGAAGAGTTAGCCGCCCGTCCTTCGATTACTTCCCGCCTTTATGTTCCTTGTAGTAATAGAACGCTTCTTCGAGAAGTTCGCTTAGTTTCATTTCGTGGCTGGCCGCGAACGTTTTAAATTCTTTTATAAATTCAGGGCTACGCTTAAAGTTAAGCGGCTTAAGTTCGCCCGGTGCCGTCTTGCTGGTGTTGTTACCCACGACACTGGTTTCGTGTGGCGTTGTTGGTGCCGCGCCTTTGCTGGTTGGTTTTTTCTTTGGTCCGGCCATTGTCTTTACTCTTCTGTCAGTTCTTCTAATCGGTTAATGATGTTTTGGATTACTTCGTCCGCTTTCTTGCGTGGGCTTTTGTATGGTATTTCAAGGATCGAGCGTCCCATATCTAGGGCTTTACGATAGCTGGGCTTATCTTCTATACGCCCTTCAATTAGAAAGTAAGGGGTTTGTCTTAGATAATCCTGGGCCTCGCTGTATTCGCTATCTGAGCCTGTTGCGCGGTTTAATGCAAAGGCGATTCGATGCGGCTCGACATTGTGTTTTTGTACTAAGGTGTGAGCCAACACGACCGAAGGCTTAAGGTCGTCAACTGATAACCCGGTCGGAATGACGATTAAGTCGGACGCCTTACTGATCTCGCTGGTGGCTTGGCTTGCCATTGGCGCCCCGTCAAAAATGAACAAGTCGTAATCGTCCGCAACGCGAAGAGCTTGTCCGGCTGTGCCGAACACTTCCACGGCGACGTAAGGGTTAATTTCATTCTGTAAGCGGCGCTGAAGCCATTCGAAGGTCGTAGACTGGTTAATGTCCAAGTCGCCGATCTTCACGTTCCAACCCGCCGCCGCGTAGCATGTGCCAAGGGCGCGGGCTAGGGTGCTTTTACCGGGTCCGCCTTTCTGACTTACAAAACTAACTTTATATCCCATTGGTTAGTGTCCTTTCGTGCTTTCGTTAATTCGTGCTTTTTAATATAGTGGATTTTAAAGAGGAAAGAAAGCACGAAATAACGAATTAATGAAAAGGTAATTAGAAAGCGTGACAGGTCACGCAAAAGAAAAAAGGACGGTTTTAACCGTCCCTTTGTTAGCGGGGTTTCTTGCTGGTGGTTTTTTTCCGTTGGTCTGCGCGTCGTTCGTTAATGGCGTATTGCACCATACAGCACACGATAGATTTATGAGGGTAGGGAATCGGGTTTCGACTCGCTTCGGTTTTCTTGGTCATTATGCGGCCTTTGGTTGTTGGTTGATAATCGCTTGTCCTCGCTCCATTAATTCACGTTTTGTAATGGGCTTATAGACACACGGGCCGACGTGGTAAGGGTCAAACACCACGGCACAGATCGGCTTATTCAGTTCGTGGGGAATTTCTTCACGGGTCTTGGCGTTGATGAACTTGATCCCGCCGGACACCCATTTCTTGTAAGTCTGGCCTTTACGCTTGCCTGACTTATAGGTCCTTTCTTCGTAGTACCCGACAATGTCGCGGATCTCGCTGGCAATATCCCACGGCCACCAATCTGTACGGTTATCGTGAGGTACCAATAAAACAGTGGTCACGCCTTTGGCCTGTTCCTCTTTGGCTTTCAACATCCACGGGCCAATATCCGAGTAAGGGGGGTTAACCCATACCGTGATTTTTTTAAATGGAATGACGGCCCCGTCCCAAGGTTGGGCTAGGCCGTTGGTTTCCGGGGTGAAGTAAATCGGACACTTGGCGGATTCGTCGGTCGCGGCGGCGTCAAGGTCGAAATCAAACTCAGCGTTAAAGGCTTGGAAAAGCCAATCAGGCGTAGAAGTCTGATCGCGGAAGTGCGGGTCGGTTTGGCTGGCGTGGTGGTTCGGCGTGGCCATGTTTTATACTCCTTCGTTTCTTGCTGTCCGGGAATATTCTGTCCTTGTTCTTGAGCGAACGCGGATTCGTGACCAATTGTTATCGAAGTCGGTCGCCATGCTGAACGCAAGAACAAGACAAAGGGCGCGAGATACTAAAACGCCCAGCACAAAACCCCGGCTTACTACATGGGTCTTTGTTTTTGCCCCGAGCTTGGCCATTAAGTTAAGTTCAAGGTGTCTTAAACTCATGTTGTCAGCATCGAGGGCGATTTTAAGTTCGGTTGGTGTTTCACCGTCGGCAAGGCCCAAGAGGACCCGCCGTTCTGGTTTAGTTAGGTTTTGCCCGGGTAGGCAAATGACGTCATTTCCTTTGATTGCTTCCATGCTTAAGCGTCCGTGTTAAGCAATTCCGCCATAATGGCCGAAGCCCGGTTTAAGTCAGTGGCCAGCTTAGACGAAATGTCGGCCAGTTGTTCTATGATCATCGGCCCGCTTTCGCCTTCTTCTAATGCCTTGGTGGCGAGGGCTTCCATTGCAGACGCGATCGCCGTGGTCTGGCGAAGATTCTTATAAATCTCGGTTTTACGTTGGTGCGCCACTACAGCGGGGCTGTGTTGTTCGGTGTGAATAGCCGTCAATTGATGTTGTCCGTTCATAATGTCCCACTTCTTAAGTGCATGGTGTTTACTCTTAAATGCAGACTTTACACTAATTGTGTAAACCTAGCCATAAAGAAAACACGATCTTTGTCGTGCTTTCGTTATTTCGTTAATTCGTTAATTTTTAGACGTCGCGCATAATCCGGCATACTCGACCGACTATGTCTATCTTGGCCAAGGCTTCAGTGTCGGCGACGGTTTGGTCTGGCCAGCGGTTAGAATCCCCGGCGCATATTGTGAAGCTTCCGTCCAGTTCCGGGCGAATGCGTCTAACCCATATCTGACCGTTAACCAGTAAGGCGAACAGGTCGTTAGTTTTTGGGGTTTTAACGGTTTGGTCGATTAACACTTCGTCGCCTTCGTCCAGTTCGGGGACATGCTGTCGTCAATCAGTTTCACCAAGCTAACTTTGTTTTCGGTTAGCCCGCGTTCTTTCAGGTAATCAATCTTAAACGCGGTGGAGTTTGAAACCTGTTCGACGAGATTCACCTCGCCTTTATTGGTAGGCAAATATTGCAAGCTGGCGGTGACATAGTCCAAGCTGTTGGCGGTTTCGCCTTGATTGTCGATATACCCAGCTATCCAAGCAGGATTTTTACCGAACAGGTTAGCAAGTTGGACTATTTGTTCATGCTTCGGGGTACGGATAGCTTGTTCCCAGTTGCTAAAACGAGAAATCGTTATCCCTAATTGGCGGGAAGTTTCGTCGATAGTCCATCCCTTTTCGTTTCTGGCTTGCCTTATACGGCGGGCTATCTTTTGTTTTAACTCAGGCATGGCGGCTACTCTTATTAATTAACTAACGCCCGGCTAAGGGGTGAAAAACGCGTAATCCATGCGTACCAAAAACGCCACGCGTTGCGAATCACTCTTAAGCGGCTTGTTAGGAAAAATAGTTAATGTGGCATTATAACACCTAGTTTACACATATAGTGTCAATTAAAGCAAAAAGATCCTTGATTGCTGGGACTAATATAGTCAATATATACACTAAAAGTGTAATTGAGGTTTTTTTGTGGACTTTCCTAACTGGGTTGATAGCGTTGGCGGTGTTGAGAAGGCTGCCGAAATTTTGAAGGAATCGCCTCGCGCGGTTTATTCGTGGTATCGGCTGGAACGTGCGCCCCGCCTAGCTTCGGCTTTAAACATAGTCCTAAGAACCAAAGGAAGCGTGGACTATAACGGGATTTATGGCCCGGTCGCCAAGGCAAAGGTGGCCGCTTAATGTGGTTTAAGCACATGGCCAGCCTGTCCGAATCCCCGTTTGTGCTGAACTTGGAAGCCGAGTTCGGGCTAGTGGGTTTCGCTCGTTACGTCAAAGTAATGGAGCAATGCGCGAAAGCCGGTACTAATCAGACCGCCCATTCTTGGCTTGAGTGGGAACAGGTCTTAAGCGGAAAGCGTGAAGCCTTGGGCGCGTTCTTCGACTTCTGTCACCGTTACGGCGGCCTTGTGGTTGAGTCTGGCGACGATGCCGTCACCGTTGAAGTGGTGGACCTGTCGTTATCTGGTACCCCGGGCAATCCTTCCCATGTGTTCCCCCCTAATACCCTTTTCACTTTTTCCGATCAGTGGGCCAACTGGCTGGTGGAGGCTGCGAACCTGTCCCGGCGAATGATTAACGCGAAAGGCTCGGACCGAGTGTTCCGCCGTTGGCTTGCTTCTAACGTGTCAGTGGGTGAAGTGCTGGACGTGCTGGAAACCGCCAAGGAGCAAGATCAGGCGGTGGAGTCGTTAGGCGCCTTGCATGAACTGATCGCTAAGTACAGAAAACGCAAGTTACAGGATGCCGAACGATGCTAATTATTGCCCTTATTGGTGGTACTGAAGACCGCCGCGAATCTATCGCAAGACAGATCGCCAAGCTTAACCCGACCCAGTCGTCGGTTTTGAATATGCGTTACCCAACCGAACCGAAGGCCAGAGCGGATCGCCTTCGTGACATGATTTGTTATCAAAATTCAGGCTTTGACGACAAAATTATGATTTTGCCGTCGGTCCAGTTCGAACAGGAAGCGAAGGTCCTTCGTAACATGGCCGCCGTGTTTATGGTGGTGGAAGGTCCCGTCAATACCCGCGTAATGATTCGCCCGGGTGATGTCTATGTCACTGATCACAAAGACGGACACCGTCACTTTTTAAACCCTATCGCCGCTTATTCCGAAGCCTGTCAGAAATACCGAGCAGCAGGGAGGGCCGCATAATGGGGGCTAATTCCAACTATACGCGCGGGGCGGCGGTGATGTGTAACCGTCCGCGCTTCCGTCTTTTCCTTTCTGAAATCGCCCAACAAGACATTGAAACCAAAGATCAGGCCGCCGCCGTGATCCGGGATTGGTGCGGGGTTCAATCTCGCCGTGAGTTAAACCGAAGCGAGAAAGCGGGGGCCGCTTATCGTGGCTTGATCTCTATGTATAACGATTGGTTGGGAGGGCGTCAGTATGATCGAGTTTATCCGAAAGAATGTCGCTGAACTGTTACGAAAGAAAGGTTATTCCGAGTCCCAAGCTATCCGAGGCGGTAACGTGGCCGCTGATCGTTATGTTGCTGGTGGCCCTTTCAATGGGTCCGCCGTTGACGTGTGCCTTAAGGCTGCTATTCAGCAGCTAGGCAAGCCGGAGGGGCGTAAGTGACAGGGCTTAGACATAGCTTTCGCCCGCGTTCCCGTGGTGCGAAGTACGGCAACAAAAAAGTAACCGTGGACGGAATCACTTTCGACAGTAAGAAAGAGGCCCGTTACTACTGTGATTTGAAAGTCCGAGTTAAGGCCGGGGAGGTGATCACCTTCTTAATGCAAGTTCCGTTTCATTTGACCGCTGGCGTTAAGTACGTGGCGGATTTTATGGAGTTCCGGGCCGACGGTTCGGTCCATGTGATCGATACAAAAGGGGTTAAGACCGACGTTTACAAGCTGAAGAAAAAGCAAGTCGAAGAGCTTTACCCGGTAGTGATTGAAGAGGTTTAGAGGTGCTTAAGAACAGACAGAGCATAAACGAGCTTTTCGAAATGTGGGCGCGCTGGTGCCTGTCTGGCAGCGACGGGGCGCCCGCGAGTGAGTCGTTAATGCAAAAGCTAATCGAGAATAAGGGCGTGATGTGTTTCGGCAGCGGCAAAGGTGCCCCGGTCGTGGATTGTATCGAAGCACGTATCGAGGCGGCAGTGATGAAAATCGCCGCCCGGGACAAAGTCACCGCCCAAGTGCTACGCCGTGAATATTTTTCAATCGAAGACAACGAACCATTAACACAAGTTCGCAAGGCCCACAGCTTGGGGATCAGCTTAAGGACCTACGAACGCCGACTAAACAATGGCCGCGCCTTTGTTTTAAGTGACATTGGCCTTAAGGAGATTAAACGACCATGAGCCAGATCAGAGAGATAAACACGCACAAAGTCGATAACGACGAGCCTATCCGAATTTTTGCCACCGGGGAACGTAGCCCGGGCAACGCTCAAAATGACTATGTGATCGGTGAAGTTATCGAAGAGACGATCACCAACTGCTTAGGGGTTGTGTCGTTTCAGAAAGGCAACCCAGCTACCGAAGGCCATAACGGGGTAACAATGGAAGCCCTGTTAGCGGTTTGTCTCGATCGCCTTCATTGCTTCCAGTGCGGGCCGTACCCGAGCCAGCACAACGAGATCGCCGCTATGAACATCGAGCGAGCTATCGAGGCCCTTAAGGACCGAGCCAGAGAACAGAAAGAAATCACGAAAGCACGAATTAACGAAATGGAGCCGACAAAATGAAAACACTTGAAGAGTTGAACTTATCCCCGCTGGTGGCCGTGGTTGATATTGAAACCGCATCGAAAAAGCCAACCGCCGCGATCCTATCGGTGGGGTGTGTGTTGGTTGATGTGTTTAAAGGCGTCGAGGTCGCCCGCTTTTATTCTCGCTGTGATATGGACAGCCAGTTAGGCCGCGATCAGGACGCGGATACATTGGATTGGTGGGACAATATCCGAAAGGACCACCCGGAAGCCTACGACGAGGCGTTTTGTATTGAGATTGAGCGTTCGCCGTTGGATATGGTGTTAAGTGGTTTGGATTGTTTCTTAGCGACACATTTCGGTGAAGATAAGCGCCAAGTTATGGGGAACGGCCAGAGTTCGACAACGTTATCTTGGCCAATGCCTACGAGCAAATGGGCTTAAGCAGCCTTGGCACTATGGCGGAAACCAGAGTCTTAGAACGGTCGTTTTAATGGGCCGCTTGTTGTTGGGTATCGATCCTAAGTATGACTTGGAGTTCGAAGGCGTTCGCCACCATGCCTTATATGACGCATTACACGAAGCCCGTTACCTGTTGGCCGTGTTTGGTGAATTGTTTAAAGCGATTAAAGACAGCCAGCAAATTAAAGCCGCTGCAAAGCAGTTAGACAAACTTATCAACAATCAGATTGTGACCATGCAATCCGCCTATATCGAAGCGACCTACGGTAAAGGACCCGAAGCGGGTATCAAGTGGATTGCTAATTCGCTGTTTGGTCCCGGCTTTATCCCGAGCGACGAAGAGGTCGAGAAGTACGAGAAAAGCGCCCAACTGTTTTATAACGCCAATTGTTCCGACCCACTCGGCCCGTGTGCAGTATGCGAACGTCCTTCAGGTTGGGCGGGTGCTGGTGTGGTGGCTTGCTGTGAAGAGCATTTAGAGCAAGGAAAGAAAGCACGAAATAACGAAAGCAAGGCCGAGGCATGTTAAAGCCGTCCGCCGCTACAACACTGATAAACGACACTCGGGCCGCTGGTGCTGGCTCGGGTGCCTTCCATGTCCGTGACTTGTCCGGGGACAGTCTGGCGCTTGTGTATGTGTCTGTTAATCCGCTGGTGGCTACAATGGCCGCCAAGGTGCTGGACAGTATCGAGACAATCGCCAACCCGAACACCCCGTCCGGGGAGAAATGCCAGACTGTCGAGCAAGTCCGCCTTGATTTAATCCAGTTCACTAACCGGGTGATGATTCAAGAACACCAAGAAAAATAGGAGGGTTAACCCATGCAGACGTTAACCGTCACCCTTTCCGACGCTGTTATCAAGCGTCACATGAAAGATCCGCACGTTTACCAACTCAAAGACCCACGCTATCCGCTTTATCTTCGCTATAACACCGCCAGAACGGGCGGAAGCTGGTTATTAGTCCATTATGCTAAGGGAAAACAAGTTCGCCGTAAGGTTGGCGCGTTCCCGGTGACAACTTCGAAAGTCATGTTTAGCCGTTTGCCGGAAATCAAAGCCGAATTGGTCATTAATCCACTGTCTGACAAGGTCAGCGTGGGCCAGTTCGAGCGCGTGGCCGATGTGTTGAACTGTACCAAGATCGCGCCAGTAAGGACCGCAACTTAAGCAAGCCCCGTAAAACGAACATCAAATCGGTGGTTAACCGTCATTTGTGCCGATGCTGGGGGACGTGGCAATCGAACACCTCGATCACCGCGCCTTAGATACAAAATTGATGTGCCATTACAGGAACGTTATTCCCTGTCGAATGTACGCGGGATCTTTGCTGTGTTAAAGGTCGCTTTCAACAGGCCAAAATGTTAAACCTTGTCGAATGGACCCGGTGCCGGCTGAAGTTCGGCGACTTCATTAACGCCACCATTTCGCCAAAAGACGCCGCAATCCGACCGGAGCATGTGCCGAGCATTGTTCAGAGTTTAACCAGCATGACAGAGCGTCCCAAGTGCTGGTTGTGCTGATGTTGGCCCACGGTACCCGGATCGGCGAAACCCGCTTAACCCGTTGGGACCATATCGACTTTGACAGCCGAGAATGGTTTATCCCAAGCGAACACACCAAAACCAAGCAAGCCCATCGAATCCCGTTAACCGATAGCATGGTCGAATACCTGAAGCAGTACCAAGAGAGCCAACGCCACTATAACGGGGTGTTTCTGTTCCCGGCCAATCGAAAAGGGCAAGCCATGAGCGCCGACAGAGCAAGCCAGAAAGTGAAAGCCGTCAGCGTGGGAAGTGGTCAGCCCATGATCTGCGAAAAGTCGCCCGGACGGTGTGGCCGATTTAGGGGTCGATTATATGGTCGGGAATTGCTGTTAAACCACGCCTTATCAAAGCTGGATAAGACCTATATTCACACCTTCGCCGAGAGCCAGAAACGCCAAGCCTTAACCCAGTATCACGACTGGCTAAACGCCACGGCCTTTTTTTTGACTCGAAGAACGCCGCCAACCCAGTGACAACACTCGACACCACAGGCGACGACGACCAAGCCAGACACGACGCGGCATAACGGCAATTTAGCCGATCTATCACAGAGGAGGATATTTAAGCATGAGTAACGCACAACTAAAGCATGAAGCGGCCATTTATTCCGTGTTCGAAATGATGTTCGAAAGCTGGATGAGCGAGGACGACAAACGCGAGTTTATCGACTTGTTATTACAGCGAACCGGGACCACGTTATCCGAGCTGGACGAGGCTATCGAACAGGGCGTTAAAAAGGGTCATTCTGTCGAAGAGCAATTAACGATTGTTCGTCTTTTGGTGGGATATAAGGGATAGGCGATGGAAGATAAAAGACCAAGCAAAGAGAGCAAGCCAGAGAGCGAAAACGCCGTCAGCGTGAACGCCTTCAGGAGTTCGATATAAAAGTCGTCGAGGTTAAATTGTCAGTAAAGGAGCGTGAACAACTGGCGCGTAATTGTGAGATCCGGGGAGGAGTGCGCGGGGCGTATGATGCCGACGAATATATCTCTCGACCTTAATCCGCCGTGATACCGAACGCCTAAACCGACAGCTTAAAAAGTTGGGTTCATGCCCGAAGTGTAAATCGC